AATACTGACCACCACCTCGTTCACTTCCGAACAGTCCAGAAAAAACCGTTCGGTTTCCCCACAGGAAAAAAAAGTCCGACAGTCGGAAAGGGGGGCCGCCTGTGTGAACAATGTGATCGAAGTGAATGAGGTTAATCATTCTTTTCTTCTTTTGCATATGGAATGGGAAAGTACACAAAGCGAAGATCTTACGGACGTAAGTCTCGACTCAAGCGAAGAAGGTCTGTCAAACAGCGACGCATACGAAGGATCAAGCGACGAAGCGGAATCTACACAAAGCGAACAAGATTTCCCGCAAAGAATCCCTTCGGAGACAAGGCTTATGTCAAGCTCAGGTTCAATCGAGCTAGCTACATCTCAGGAGATGGAGCGTCCTCTCAAACGACAACGACTTACCGAACCATCAACAACCTCGCTGACACATGGCTATCCTTTGAGTCAGTCTCAAAAGGATTTCTCACCTATCCTAAGCTCTTCCGAAGGTATAAAGTCAACGGAGTCATGGTCAAATTCACAGTCTACCAACTCAAGAACTCCACCGGAAGCGGGGAGTTTCCAAGCCTTGCATGGATCTTGCCATATTCGACGCTCGACGGAACACCTACCGTCTTCGCGCAAAACGCTATCGCGCTTAAGTCTCAACGCCATACGGCGTGGGCTAATGTCGCAAATTGGGGGAATGGGGGGAGGTCAACGACAGTAAAGAAGTTCTTCAAGATGAAGTCGTTGGTTGGAGCGAACTACCCAAGCACAGATATTGACTACTCAGGAACAACTGACGTTCTCGCAAATCCGTACAACGCACCCGCGATCGAATGGAGGTTCCTGGCCGGAATATCATCAGTAGCTGAAGTGGCTTTACCGACAACCCAAAGCTATCATTACAATCTTGAAATGACTTACTATGTAGAGTTCTGGGAGCAGACTTGGGAAGCACAGGGTTTATGATTGATGTTAATAAATGATTTACACTATTAAGGACTTTCGCTACTACACCGCTACGCTTCCATATTCACCGGCCAGCGCCTCGCTGGCGCTCGTCGCGGCCAAACGGGGGGCGGGTTGCTGTAGATGGATGTACCCTTAAAAGTTGAAATAGTCTTCGGGGGCATTACTTACCAGTCTTCCGGTGGCAATGTCCAACGCCAGTTGGGCTCGTCCCACTCCATCCCAAAAGTGTCTCCATTGGTCGTCGTTATCAATTCCATCGAGGACGTCCTGAGAGGCCTCAGGATCGGGTCGGCGAAGGGAGACCAGAAGTCCAGGTCGTTTCCACCAGTAAACGTGGGTGAATCTTCTCTCAAGGGCGGGGTACTGTTGTTGGCGGCCAGACCAGTCCCACCAGTCAAGGGGATGGAAATTGGAGGTGACATAGATTCGTTTGGGGTTAAACCAGGTAAATCCTCCCTTAGTGGCCAATTGAACGCGGTATCGATCAATGACTCGGAGAAACTGGGCCATTCCAAGCTTGGTGTACTTGCCACAGAAGTCGTCGAAGAGGGCAGCGTCTTGTCCCATATAGCCATCGAACCAGAGGCCATCTGTAACGGGGGAGGCCCAGCCATCGGGCTCGGAATCAAAAAAGCGTTTTGTCTTACCAACGCCGGTCGGACCAAAGAGGAGGTAGACTTCGGGGGGGTCTTTAGGGGGCGGCGTAAGGGAAGCGAGGAACTGAATACCACGGGAGTAGCGCACCAATGCCTCGGGATTCTCCTCGGCAACGCGGCGGATGCCTCCATCGCGCAAGGCTTCAATCGCACTGGCGAGATCGGAGCGCTGTCCTTGGTGGGTCTCAGCACGCGTGCCCCACTCCCAAGGACCGTCCACACGGCCTTTGTCCTCGCCTTTGTAAGTCTCACGGGAGCAGTAGTCGATAGCATCTTGCTGACTGCCACGTCGTCGCTCCCAGTGAATGCCAGGGTGAAACCTCTTGAGGGCAGACAATCTGACGAGCGTAGAAAACTCCATGTATCCCTGGAAGTGAGGGGTAGTGATGCGCTCGAGTTGGAAGACAATGTACGTAAGCTTCGGGAAGTAGGCCTTGAGCGACGACAAGAAGGTATCTCCATCGACCAAAGGGTTATTATGCGTAAAACACCAATATTTCCCTTGAGGGGATGTCATCAGTGAACCTCGTTAACAAAGTGAACGAAGTGGTGGGT